AACAGCAAAACCGCGGCAGTTGCGATCTACGTCCTGTAAAGGATAGTTGCTGAGTGCTCTTAACGGCGAGAGACTACGGATTCCTGCGACTCTAAGTCCAGGTTTCTTCTGTTCGGCACACGAAATTAGCCTGTGCGAGCTTTAACCGTTTAATTGTTTGCCTTTGATATGACTTCCGTGTACACGAACAGCAATGTGTCCGTTGTAATAGTCGTCACTTTCGAGAACACGTCTTGTAAATTGTTCTCTTGCCTCTATGTATGAGCATTCAGCCTTTGATGTGCAGTAGTAAAGTATTTCTCTTGTGAAATTTTCTGCGCCTAGAGTTTCTACGTCTTTTGTTAAGTGGTCGCTTGAGCCATAGTATTCACGCCAGTCAGAATCAATTTTAGATCGAATCTTCTTTTTCTTCTTTGTGCCGTTTTTGAGTTTTACTGTTTTATAAGTTGTTTTAGAGAATTTAGCTAATTTTTTGCCTATATATTTGCGACCAGTGATGTTATTAGTGATACAATAGACGAAACCTATACATTCTTCAGGAAGGGCTTCAACTATTGCGTTTTGATAATACCATGACATCAACTAGTTAGTGTCTGTGCCTTTATCTGCCTGTTGTTTTTGAGCAAGCTGTTCTTTTAACAGTGCTTCTCTATATTTTGGTGATTTAATTCTTGGAAAAGTTCTACGAGTTTCTAATATATCTATTCTAAGTTCTCGAGCAAGCCGTCTAATTTCTAGTAAGTTTGCTCTAGTTCTCATGCCGGCTGCGTGGGTCTGATTCATAGCCCAGTCTTGATAGTTCTCAAAATACTTTCGAAACTCTTTCATTAACTGATCATGCAGACCCTCGCCCATTATTCTTCAATCTCTAAATCA